TACAAACTCGTAAGTATCCATATTCTGCTACAACGATAGCACTAGGAGATTAATTAAAATGGCAAAACATGTTATATCAGAAGCGTATACATTTACACCGTCTACAAAAACTATTGTAGTTACTGGTAAACTTATCCGCAAAGAACAATTGTTGTTGATTACAAACACAACAACCGGCACGGTAATTTATAATTTCTCCGATCCAAATTTACAGACAACGAGTCTTACAGCAAGTATATCTACCACAACTGGCCAGGAAACAACCACAATTGTATTGAACTTCAATACAGCTGCAATGAGTTCTACTGATAAGTTGGCAATACTTACAGAAGAAACTTACACAGAAATTACACCATCTGAAACATTAAGAGATCCAGTAGACAAGTTGCGTGTAAGTCAACCACAATCGTTAATTGATACTGACTTTGAATATGGATCACAACCTACAAAGTGGGAAAGTATTCAGATGTTGAATAATCGTCCTAGTGCTTTCTACGATTCAACACAATACACCCTTATCAGTGCAATAACATCTTCAACAGCGAACGTTAGTGTAACAATGACTGCGTTTACTGCTTCATCTGGTATACAAACTGCGGCAATTGTCTCAACTATCACTGGTATCAATAGTACAGCAGGACTTTCAGCTGGTATGACAATTATTAAACAGAGTGGTACTGGTGTATTTGGTTCAGGTGCTTCAGCAGTAATTTTATCAGTTGACAGTGCAACACAAATTACGGTGCAAACCACTTCTGCAATGACCACTGGTGCTATTGTGTTTACTTTAGCAATGCCATCTGTTGGCCAACCAATTTTTGTACAAGGCACATTAGATACATCTTATGCAGATGGATGGTGGTTATGTACTTCTTCATCCACAAGCACTGGTGTATTTACTTATGGTACAGTTATGGCGCCAACTATGGTTGGTGGTACATTATTTGATGCCACAAAATCTTACGTATACTTTGGAACCTTCTACACTGGTTCATTGATACCATGGGGTGGAACTGCAATTACTACAGATAACACCAGAGCTACAGTTAATACAGCCAACACACACGGATTGAGAATTGGTGACAGTGTGTTTGTGGTTGGTACAACTACTGATACAACATTGAATAATACTTGGGTAGTTGAACGTGTATTAACGAGCAACTCATTTACATTCTTAACAAACGCTGGTGCAGCAACACAAACAACACCATCAGTTGCAGGTTCTTCTGGTTTATATCCAAGAGGACAAGGTTATGTTGTACATAGACCATTTGATGGTGGTGTTCAATTCAGTAACTTATCACCATATCACGGATATCAAGTTATTCGTCAAACACGCCGTCAGTTCCGCTACCAATCTGGTAAAGCCATGCAATTCTCAACTGGTAGTATTTTGAAACCAGCATTGACAATTGACAATATAACAAATGGTGGTTCGGGTGCAACAGTTACCGTTACTTGTAAATATCCACACGGATTTTTACCTGGTTCTTATGTTAAGGTTTCTGGTTCAACTGACAATGCATATAATGGTATTTTTGCGGTTGCTACAGTCACAAGTCCTTTAGTATTTACATATACTAGCACTGCATTATATACAGCTGTAGGAAATACCACTGCTCTTACACTTACAACAGGTACTACACCTACAGTGGCACCTGCACCAGGCTTTCCTATCAATGTTAGTCCATATTCATGGTATGGTAGCGCAAATAGATTGGGTTTATTTGATTCTCAAAATGGATTCTTTTTTGAATTTGATGGTCAAGATGTGTATTGTGTTAAACGTTCAAGCACTACACAACTTAGTGGTACAATTGCAGTACCAGCTGGTTCAAATGTAATCACTGGAACAAGTACAAAATTTAGCAAAGAATTAAAAACAAATGATTTCATTGTTATTCGTGGTATGAGTTATATTGTACAGTCTATTGCTTCTGATACTAGCATGTTCATTTATCCTGAGTATAGAGGTAGCGCCACTATTGCTGGTGGTGCAGTTGTTAGTAAAACAATTGATACAAGATTCAATCAAGCTTCATGGAACATCGACAAACTGGATGGATCCGGTTCTAGCCAATACAATTTAGATTTAACCAAAATGCAAATGTTCTATATGGACTTTTCATGGTACGGTGCCGGTGCTATTAGATTTGGTATGAAAAACAATCGTGGTGAAGTTATTTACTGTCACAGAATACCAAATAACAACTTAAATACTGAAGCATATATGCGTTCAGGTAACATAGTGGCTCGTTATGAAACAAATTCATTTGCACCAACAACACAATTAACTTCTACTTTAAGTAGTGGTATTACATCCTCTATGACAGTATCAGAGACAAGTGCTTTTCCAAGTGCTGGTATATTGATGTTGACACAATCAGGAAATACTAATGCTGTTGTTGAATTCATTCAATACACAGGCAAAACAGCCACAACATTTACTGGACTGACTCGTAACTACCAAGGCGCTACTATAACTGGTGCAGGTTCTGCTGCAGGTGGTACTGCATCTGCAACTACATTTACAGTAACTGGTGCTACAAGTTCATTCCCTGCTGGTACTGCACCAATTAAAGTTGAACTTCATGGACCATCTCAAGCAAGTAGTATTGGTCATTGGGGTAGTGCAGTTATTATGGACGGTCGTTACGATGATGACAAATCATTGGTGTTCGTTGGTGGTATGAATAGAAACCAAACAATCGCCAACGTTGGCCAAGACATTACTGTGCCTCTATTGAGTATTCGTATCAGTCCAAGTATTGATAATGGTATTACCGGTCTATTAGGTTCACGTGAAATTATTAATCGTATGCAGTTGGTTATGCGTTCAATATCAACCATTAGTACAGGTACTAATATGACCTTTTTGATATCATTGAAACTAAATGGTCGTGTAAGTGCTGGTGCGTTTGCATCGGTTGGTGGTTCTAGTCTTGCACAAATTGCAGTACACCCATCAGGTACAACTATCACAGGCGGCGAAACCATTTACGGTTTCTATACAGCCAGCGGTGTTAACACAGAAGATTTGACTTTGGTTCGTGATTTGGGTACAAGTATTTTAGGTGGCGGCACAAGTTACGTATGTCCAACTACAGCAAATAACATTTATCCGGATGGTCCAGATATTGTTACGATTTGTGCAACAAACGTTACTAATGTTACAACAAACTCAATTGCAGCACGTATCAACTGGACTGAAGCTCAAGCGTAATATGTCAACTAAGAACTACTTAAAACATACAGTTACTGATACACCACCAACATTTTCGGATGTTGGTGATGAGTATTTTGATCCAAAAACTAATAGACTGTATAAAAAAGTAATTTATAATGGAACAAATGTTGCATACTCACAAATCATTTCAACTGGTATTGATGGTAATGTTCCTATTACCGGGAATATTACATTATCATCAAGTTCAGGTGGTATAACATTTGGTGACGGAACAGTACAAACAACAGTATTTTCTGGTGGTACAATACCGGGTCAATTAACTGTAGGCGCAGTATCGTCTAATGTATCCATCAATACAGCCACTGGTTCTTTGATTGTTGTTGGTGGCCTTGGTGTATCTGGTAATATATACTCAGGTAATATTTTATTTTCAACAACTTCAAGTGGTGTAACATTTGGTGATGGTACAAGACAAACTTCGGCTAAACCAAGAGTTTATGCAAATAATACAAATTCAGGCACATACGTAATAGACACAAACTCTTACGATATGGTTGTTATTACAAATCAAAGTTCAACAATCTCATCTATTACAACAACCGGAACTCCTGCCAATGGTCAAAAATTGATAATTTCTATTACAGGCACAACCACATGTGGTTTTACACTAAGTTCTTCAAATTTTGAAGCATCAACAGTAGCGTTACCAACAACGACAGCTGGGACTGCTCGTTTAGACGTTGGTTTTATTTGGAACGTAGCCAACACCAAGTGGCGTTGCGTGGCCACGGCTTAATCATGGCTACAACTAAATATATTTTTTATCAAGGAGCAGGTTATGTAAACTTTATAGTCCCTTCTGATTTTGGTTCACTTGTTTCATTAGAAGCTTTGGGTGGAGGGGGCGCAGGTTTTTATGGTCAACCCAGTCAATTGGCTGGCGGCGGTGGTGGTGCTTATTCAAAAACTCTTGGTAGCTCAGTAACAGTACCAATTGTTGCTGGCGTAACTACTGTTTATTGCCTTGCCCCAGCTGCAGCAAATAGTAATGAACTTTACTTTAGTTGGATTGCTATTGGAGACGATACTGGTCGGCCAACTTCTACTACATATGGAGTATCGGCACAATTTGGCTCAAGCACAGCAATTAACGTAGGTGGTGCTGGTGGTTTGGCTAGTTCTGGAATAGGGGATATTAAATATAGTGGTGGTACTGGTGGAGCTGGAAGCACTAGCTCAAGAGGTACCGCCGGCGGGGGCGGCGGTGCGGCTGGACACCAAGGCAACGGTGGTGATGGAGGTGCGGCTTATAACCTTACAAATAGAGGGCATGGTGGTGGTGGAGGTACTAACAATGGTTCTGCTGGTAGTGCTGGAACTTCTTCTGCTGGTGGTGCGGGTGGTAGCGGCGGTGGTGGAACTGCCGCAGGAGGTGCTGGCGGTACTTCTGCTTCACCAAGCGGTGGTTTTGGATTTAATAGTAGTAGTGGTGCTGGTGGCGGCGGCGGCGGTTATGGCGCTGCTGGATTATCCACTGGTGGCGTTGGTAGTAGTTATACTCTTTATTCTAATGCAATTACTGGTGTTGGTGATGTAAAGATTGGCGCTGGCGGTGGAGGTGGTTATGGTGGTACTTTAAGCCCCGGGGCTGGTAGGGGTGGAACTAACGTATTCGGCGCAGGATATTTAGGTACTGGCAGTGATGGATGGGTTTTATTTACTTACCTTACCGCAGATACAGTTACAAAGGGCAACTTTTTTTCGGTTTTCTAAAGTAAAATCACGACAAACTAAGATAAAAAATGGCATTAACTAGAATACAACCATCAGCATTAGACAAAACATTAAATTATACCGCAAATACGTTTTCGGCTAATTACATTACGTTTGGTGATGGTACAAGTCAAACTTCGGCTAAACCAAGAGTTTTAAGTGCTGCCAGTCCAACTAGCCCATTAGCACCAGACTTTAGTTTATATGATATTTATGCTATTACTGGTTTAACAACTGCGTTAACTATTAATGCACCAACAGGAACTCCTGTAGACGGTAATAAACTAATTTTTAGAATTCTTGATAACGGAACAGCGAGAGCTTTAGATTTAAGTGCTTACACGGCTGTTGGCGTAACGCTTCCCACAACAACTGTTGCTAATAAAACAACTTATGTAGGTTGTATTTACAACGCCTATGGCGCTAGTGGTACTGGTCGTTGGGATGTTATTGCAGTAGGTACACAGGCTTAATCATGGCAACAAGATTTTGGGTTTCTGGTGGCAATGGGAATTGGTCAAGTACAACCAATTGGTCTGCCAGTTCTGGGTCTGGGTTAAATGGGGCGTCAGTACCCGGTTTTGCAGATACGGCAATATTTAATTCTTCTTCTGGTTCTGGCACTGCAACACTAGATTCAAGCGTGACACTTAATGGCTTAACAATGACTGGTTTTACTGGTACATTGGCATTTGGCACAAATACAATTAGTTTAAATGCGGCAACAAGTGGATTTACTGGCGATACAACTTATAACGTTACGGGTACACCATTATTAATTAGTACATATACTGGAAGCTCATCTAGATCATGGGCAATGGGAGCAACATCAGAAACAAAAAGTATAAGTGTCAATATTTCGTCTGGTGCTGGTAGTGTTTATATTACTGGCAATGTAAGAAATTTAATTTTCAGTGGCAGTTTTACTGGTGTTTATAGAGATAATACAAACACAATTTACGGGGATTTGACATTTAAAACAGGAATGTCTATTACATCTGTTACTGGTGCATCAACCAGAACTTTTGCTGGAACAGGTGCTGTTGGTAACAGTGTTCAAAAAATAACAAGTGCGGGATTAGTTTTAGATTTCCCAGTTACATTTTCAGGAACTTCTACCTATCAATTACAAGATGCTTTAACAATTGGTAGCTTAAGATCAAGAACAGTAACATTAACAACGGGTACTATTGATTTAAATAATAATGATTTAACATTATATGGAGTTTTTTCTTCAAGTAATACAAACACTAGGTCTATTGCTTTTGGTACAGCATCAATAAAAATGACTTACACTTCTGGTCAAATATGGGACTGTGCAACAATAACTAATTTTACAAGAACAGGCTATCCGTTAGTTCAGTTTACTGCGGCGGCGGCCAGCACTTTAACCGTTAGCCACGGACAAACTAGTAGTTCACCTTCTAATGAAGATACTTCATTTTCTTTTGCTTTTACAGCAGGTTCGCCTGTAATACTTTTTTCAGCAAATTGTCTTGATTTAATAAATACATCTACAGGTACTAGAGCATCGGGCTCATTAGGCGTTGTTCGGCTGTGGGGTGGATTTACTGGAAGAAATATATTTGGTAATTTGTATTTTGACTCAACAAAATCGGCTGTACAAAATATAAATATGACATATTCTCCATTAGCAAACTCTACCGATTATTATAATTATTCCTCTACTATAAGTAGCGGTAATTACCAATTAACTGGAAACTCACAATTTTCAAGTATCTATCTTTTTAACTGTACATTTTCTCAAAATGGATATAGCTTAACTACTCAAGATTGGTCTGCAACATCTTGTATCTCAATAACATTAAATAGCACAATAAACTTAGTTTGTAATTTTACTGGTACTGGTTGTGGATTCAGATTTTATAGTATACCAGCAGGAGTTGTAAACAGTACTGGATTAACACTTAATTATTCTGGTACAACTGGTCAATATACTAATTTTGGCGGGCCTACTACGGATGCTGATGGTAACCCTGGATTTAGCGCATATAATTTTATTATTCCAACATTTAATAATAATTGCCCTTATTTAGCATTTTATGACATAACCATAACTAGTTTTACAAATAATTATAGCGGTGCACACATATTATTTCATGAAGATCAAACATTTTATGTTACTAATTTAACTTTATTAGTGCCATCCATACTTTCAAACTATGATAGTTCATTGGCGCCCGGAATTCTTTCTAAGTCTAGCGGCACAGTATCTGTAAGTAATCAACAAATTTCACACCTTCGTGCAACGGGTGGCGCATTGTGGTTAGCACCAACCAGTGCTGGAAATGTGGATGGTGGAATTAATACTGGTTGGATTTTTGGGGCTTATAGTGTAAACAATAGTAAATTTTTGGCATTTTTCTAAAGTAAAATCACGACAAACTAAGATAAAAAATGGCATTAACTAGAATACAACCATCAGCATTAGACAAAACATTAAATCAGGAGGTGCAGATAACAACGTTAACGTTCAAGACACGGGCTTTAATGGTACTCTTGGAGTTGTACGAATTGTATGGGGTGCTGGTAGAGCATTCCCTAACACCAACATTTCAACAGTCAATTCATAATACATTACATAAATACCCCCAATAGAGGGGAAAATAAATGGCCACAATAACATCAAGAAGCGCTTTTAAAGATTACTGTCTACGTAGACTAGGGTTTCCTGTCATTGAAATCAACATTGATGACGACCAGGTGGAAGACCGTATTGATGATGCGCTCCAATATTGGCAAGATTATCACTTTGATGGTCTACAAAAAGTTTATTATATTAAAAAGATAGACCAAACAGATATCAATAACAAATATTTGGACATATCACAAGCAAAAGACTCATCAAACAATGCATTACAAATTGCTGGTATCACCAGAATATTTCCTGTAACTGATTCACAATCATCTATCAGTATGTTTGATTTGAGATACCAGTTACGTCTAAATGAATTGTATGACTTTACATCTGCATCATACATCAACTATACGATGACACAACAACATCTACGTTCACTTGAATTGATGTTCTCTGGTGAAGTACCAATCAGATTCCAAAGACATATGCAAAGGTTGTATATTGATTGGGCATGGGGTTATTCAGAAGCACCAGTAGGTACCACAGTTATTGCAGAATGTTATGCAACGATTGACCCAACAATCTATGTACAGGCATGGAATGACCGTTGGTTAAAAGAATATGCCACTGCATTAATCAAACGTTCTTGGGGTAACAACCTTAAAAAGTTTAATGGTATTCAATTGCCAGGTGGTGTTACACTTAATGGTGACAAGATTTACCAGGAAGCCACTGATGAAATCAATGTTCTACACGCTGAGATTGGTGATAAGTACGGCGCCCCGCTAGAATTCCTACTCAACTAATATGGCAACCTCCGTCTATTTTAACAACTATAACTCGTTAGCAGAACAACGGGTAGTGGAAGATTTGATTACAGAATCCATAAAAATTATGGGTTTTGATGCATATTATTGCCCTATATTTAATGAGGAAGACCGAGACATTCTTTATGGTGAAGATCCGGTTAAGAAATTCAATTCAGCATTTCCAGTAGAATTCTATCTATCAAGTTCTATGGAATATGGTGGTGAAAAAGAATTCTTTTCTAAGTTTGGCCTTGAGATTAAAAATAACATCAATGTTATCATCTCTAAACGTTCTTTCTCACAACGAGTACCACAATCATTATTCACCAGACCAAGAGAAGGTGATTTAATTTATGTACCATTTCTGAACGGTACTGGTGAATTGTTTGAGATTAAATTTGTCAATCAGACCAAAGACTTCTTCATGTTAGGTCGTAAGATACCATATTACTACGAACTTGAAATGGAGAAATTCAAATATTCACAAGAACGTATTTCTACTGGTGTATTTGAGATTGATGATGTAGCCACACAATCAGCATATACAATTGATTTGACACTTACTAGAGGTGCAAATAACTATACACAAAAAGAAATTGTATTTCAATCTAATGACAATACGTATGCAAACGCAATCGTTACCGCAACAGTACAACACTGGAGTAATACATCTAATACATTAAGTGTTTCTAATATTACTGGTGATTTTGTAAATAATAAACTTGTGATTGGTGTAACAAGTAACGCAAGACATACGTTGACTACATTTGATCCATTGGCAGATGCAAGTAGAAATGAAGTGTATGACAATCAACATATCTTTGGTGAAGCCAATACAATTATTGACTTCTCTGAAATTAATCCGTTTGGAAGTATCTAATGTCAACACCATATTACAATAGAACAATTAGAAAACTTGTAGTAGGTTTTGGTAATCTATTTAATGATATTAAATTGGTCAGATATAATCCAGACCTGACAGAAGCCGAAAGATTTTTGGTACCTATTGCATATGCATCCAAAGAATCATATGTAATGAGATTAGAAGAAGATTTGGCACTAGACAAAAAAGTTCAGATGACTTTACCTAGATTTTCATTTGAAATGATGGGTCTATCATATGATTCTTCCAGAAAACAAAATACAAATATTAAAAATGTTGCATACTCAAGTGCTGGTTCGATATCTCAATATAATCCAGTACCATACAATTTTGATTTTAATTTATATTTGTATGTTCGTAACATTGAAGATGCTACACAAATACTAGAACACATTATACCATTTTTTACACCTGATTATACCATTAAAATAAATATGGTACCAGAAATGGGAATAATTAAAGAAATACCTGTCATATTAAATAGTTGTACTTCTGATATAACTTATGAAGGCAATCGTGAAAAAGATCCAAGAATGATTATTTGGACTTTGAATTTTACAGTCAAAGGACATATATTTGGTAAGTCATCAAGTACAGGACTTATTACTCATTCTATTACTTCAATATACAATATAATTTCTGATGGTGACATTGTTGAATTCTCTATAAATGCTGCATCAGGTACTGGAACATATCAGATTGGTGAAACCGTCTATCAAGGTTATACACCACAAACTTCAATAGCAACAGCTAAAGTTGTATTATGGACAAACAATAAACTACATCTGACAAATATAAACGGAGACTTCGTTTCAACGCAACCTATATATGGTGTGAATACTTTGGCAAATTATAAGTTTACTTCTTATAACCTTGTACCTAAGAAATTTGTACAGATTGATGTAACTCCAAAACCATCAACAGCAAATGCAACGAGTTCTTATACTGCAAATACAGTGATTACTGAATATAAAGTATAATGTTTTCAATTAAAGGTTTTTAAAAATGGCAAAGACGTTACAACTTAGAAGATATCCAACATCAACATTGTCTAGTATTACTGGTGCCAATGGTGAAATTATCATTGATACCACAATAAAAACAGTAACAGTGCATGATGGTTCTACTGTTGGTGGTATAACTTTAGCAAGAAATTCTGATTTAGCCAATGCGGTAAGTAATATTTCAACAGATTTTGTAAAAACAAATTCTGCTTTTAATCAAGCCAACTCAGCTTATATTCAAGCAAATGCTGTATATGCTCAATCAAATAATTATGTTTGGCCAGCAGCAAACTCAGCAGGCCTATATGCTAATTCTGCATATGCTCAATCAAATACTTGGGTATGGACAACAGCCAATTCTGCTGGACAATATGCTAACGCTGCATATGCTCAATCAAATAATTATGTTTGGCCAGCAGCAAACTCAGCAGGCCTATATGCTAATTCTGCATATGCTCAATCAAATAATTATGTTTGGCCAGCAGCAAACTCAGCAGGCCTATATGCTAATTCTGCATACACAAGAGCAAACAATTCAATCAATGCAAACACTGGCGGTACGATTACAGGCAATTTAACTGTAACTGGTAACTTAATTATCAGTGGCACAACAACAACTGTTAATACTATATCTGTTATAACAACTGATTCATTAATTTCACTTGCAAACAATAATATTTACTCTGACACACTAGACATAGGTTTCTATGGTGCTGCAAATACAGGTGCATCAGTAAACTATTTTGGTCTTGCAAGACAAGCAGGTTCAAATAACTTTTTGTTGTTCAAAGGTATATCACAAGACCCATCAACAAATACAATACCAGCAGGTTCGGCAACCGCAGCAAACGTTGCTACTTTGATTGCAAACGTTGCCGCATATTCAATTACAAGTAACTCCATAGTTATTTCTGGTAACACAACATCTGGTAATATTAGTGTATCCAATACATTTACATCCAATATCGTAACAAGTAATACATTAAACGTATCAAGTAACATCGCAGCAGGTAACGTTAACGTAACAGGTGCAATTTATCAGAATGGTGTAATTACACCAACTCTAATTACCATGTTGACTTACAATTTGGCCTTTTAATAAATAGTAGATATTAGGACACATCAATGAAAATTTTATCCGCCTTTTCACCAGCGTTTACACCAGGAGTTTCTGGTAGTGGAACATTGGATTTTTCACAATTGCCAGGATTTGCAGTTGACAAATTGTATGCTGTTATTAATGTAACACAAAACACACCAATTTATGTACCAGGTGCACCTGGTCTTGGACTATTTTCAGTATTAGGACCAAGAATAACTTTGGCACTAGATACATCCACACATAGTCAAACCGATATCTTAAATGTGTATTATGAAGCCAGTAATTCACCAATTGAGATGAACTTTGCTCAAGAGAGCAATGGCAATTTAGCAAAACTTATAGATATTCAAACGCAGGTTCTAACAGAATTGCGTGTTATGAATAATATTTTGGTACAAGGTATGAACTTGAACAAAGATGATTTGCAGGCATTTAGGGAAGATATTGGCAGACCAGACAACATAGACAATTTATTAACATAAACGGATATATAAATAAGCAAGTATATCTATACCCATTTCTACACAGGAGATTTTAAATGATTATTCAAGGACAAGTAGGCGCACCAGGCCAGTCAATCACATCAGGTTCTACACCAGCTATTCGCCAAGGTCAACTAGGTGATATGATTGTTTCAGAACTACACGGCCGTTTCTATGAACAAGCCTATCGTGGTGCTATATACAGTACATTTGTCAACGCATTGACACTTGCATCAACACATGCATCACCAATTGCAGCTGGTACAGGAACACCAATTATTGGTATTTACAACCCTGCTAACAGTGGTAAAAATATTGTTCTAATTCGTTTGCAACAAGCAACAACATCAGGTACACCTGGTGGACCATTAGTTTGGAACATTATTCCTAACCCACAAAACATTACAGCAGCTACAACTGCTTCTGGTAATACTGCTTACAATAACTCCTCACTAGCACAGTCTGGTTCAGTTGCAAGATTGTTTAACAACTTACCAGTTACTGGTTCCACAGCAGGCACTGCTTTCCGTAATGCAGGTGGCCCAACAGCTGTTGCAGCAACTGGTGCAATTTTGACTTATACAGAAGTGTATGACGGTTCATTGATCCTTCCACCTGGACAGATGTTAGGTTTGGCATGTACTGCTGCTGGTACTTCACACGTTATCAACGTATTTGCTGAATGGGAAGAAATTCCTGTTTAATGTTGATATGCATTAAAGAAACTGCCTTCGGGCAGTTTTTTTATTTCCTGTTTTAATAAATAAATCACTATGAATACATTTGACAAAAATATGGAACAAATATTTGATGTAACACCAATTGAAGAAGAAAAGAAAAAACCTTCTGAAATCGTTGCAGTAAAATATAATGAACCAGATGTAAAACAAGACCTGACTGATGCCTACCAACAGTCAAAAGAAAACCTGCAAGAAATTATTGACCAGGGTAAAGAAGCCATGGAAGAAATATTAAATATCGCCAAAGCAGGTCAACACCCCAGAGCCTTTGAAGTATATGGTACTCTACTAAAAAACATGGTAGATGCCAATAAAGAACTTCTAAACATCCAAAAGACCATGAGGGATATGGATAAGAAAAAAGAAGGTGACACCAAGATTGACAAGGCTATCTTTGTAGGTTCAACGGCAGAATTAAATAAATTTTTGAATAATAAGAATGATTGAAGATGTTGATTTAAAATACGGTGAAGCTTATCGTGACAACCCGTTACTTAAAAAAGCCGGTGTCAAGGTAGAATATACACAAGAACAAGTTGAAGAATACATCAAGTGTGCCAAAGACCCAATCTATTTTGCCAAAAATTATATAAAGATTGTTAACGTTGATGAAGGTCTAATCAACTTTAAAATGTGGAAGTTCCAAGAGCAGATGTTAAAGCTCTTTGCGAACAATCGTTTTGTTATCACAAAGTGTCCTCGTCAGGTTGGTAAGACAACAACCACTGTGGCATATATGTTATGGGCAACCATCTTTACAGACCAACAAAACTGTGCTGTTCTGGCCAATAAAGGTTCTCTTGCTCGTGACATTCTTGCCAAGTATTGTTTGGCATATGAAAACTTACCAATGTGGCTTCAACAAGGTGTGGTTACCTGGAACAAAGGTAACGTAGAACTAGAGAACGGGTCTAAGATTATCGCAGCGTCTACATCTAGTTCCGCCATTCGTGGTGGTTCTTTTAACATTGTATTCTTAGATGAATT